ATATATTTCAAACACTAAATAAGATCAGACGTGAAATTAGAGATGTTTTTCCCTATCTAGTGATCGAGGTAGAGAGAGCAGAAGCGGATGATGTAATCGCGATCATGACAGAAATCTTGATAAAAGAACAGAATTTGATATTATCAGGTGATAAAGATTTCGGACAACTACAAAAATATGACAATGTGTTTCAGTTCAATCCTATGAGAAAGCACTTTGTCGAGATAGATGATCCAGAGAAATTTTTAAAGGAGCAGATACTACGTGGTGACAAGGGTGATGGAGTGCCTAATTTTCTAAGCCCTGATGATACCTTTGTGTCTGGTTCAAGGCAAGTTCCTTTATCCAGAACTAAAGTTTCCAAGTGGATTGATATGGAGCCGGAGATATTTTGTAACTATGAAATGGCTGTCGGTTATCAGAGAAACAAGGAAATGGTGCAGTTGAGTAGTGATGTTATTCCAGATGATGTATCAATCAGTATTCTGGAATGTTGGAAAAACTTTAAACCTAATAGTAGGTCAACAATGATGCCCTACTTTGTAGAGAATAAGCTAAAAATTCTAATGGAAAGAATTGATGAATTTTAAGGAGTATATATAATGGAAATTTCGTTACATGAAATATTTGAGCAGGTGTCTGAGGCATCTACACCTACAGGGAAAATTGCAATCCTACATGAGAATGATTCACAAGGGTTACAAGTATTTTTACGATGTGTTTATGATGATTCTGTTGAATGGTTAGTACCTGATACAGTTCCACCATATGAGCAGAACGATGCTCCAGAGTGGGATCTCGCAGACATGAGACTAGAACAGGAAATGCCCAAGATTGGTAGATTTATTCAAGTGAATGGCCAGACACCAGTTCAAGGTAGGGATTTGACCAGAACCAGACGGGAACAGCTGTTTATTCAGTTATTGGAAGGGTTGCACCCAACAGAAGCTAATTTGTTGCTATCGTCTGTCAAGGATAAGAATCGTGTTTCTAAATCCAGATTAAAACAATACAAAGGATTAACAGAGAGGTTAGTCAAGAAGGCTTTTCCTGATCTTATATGAGTTTAGATATGAATAGATGTTGGTTTATAGATGTTGATGGTACGATTGTAGAACATCAATCAGATTTTAAATTGTTAGATGCTCTGTTCAATAAGGATTGGAAATTGGATAAGATTCTGCCTGGTGTAGCTCACTTGTGGGATAACATACCAGAGCAGGATTACATTGTGATTACTACGGCTCGTCCTAGTATTTTTCGTTATATGACAGAGAAAGCTCTCAAACGTCATGGTCTGAGATTCGATTATATCCTGATGAATTTACCGTCAGGGCCTCGGATTTTAGTTAATGATACCAAACCAGAAAATGAAGGTGGAATGACAACAGCTCATGCGATACCAGTTGAACGGAATAAAGGGTTGGCCTGGGAAGATTTTCAAGAATATTTTAGTAGCGAAGGAACTGATACTATATAGTAGATTTCTTTTTTGGAAAGGTAGATTTCAGAAATCATGGATTTTGTGGAGAATTGAGACATATTATGGAATACCGGCGGATGACTTTCAGTTTAGGAAGTTACCGCCGGTTTCTGTTCTAATCAAAGATTTATGGGGGTTTGGAAAATGGCTACACCACCTAAAACAAGGGTAGACTTATCAGAGGGTTTACAGTTTTTACTTGATTCTATCAAGGATGAAACTGAAGAATTGAAAAATATGGCAGAGATGTTGTCAGATGATCTACCACTATCTAAGACAGCTAGAGCTCGGATTGAGTTAGGATTCGCGATAATTAAGTCTTGTTGTAAGATGTCAAATGAATTGTTTGAATATAGTGAGGGAATAACTGTAAAATATGACGATTGAAGAGCAGTACGAATATTTAGTTGCGAGAGGGTTTGCAAGAAGGATTAAGGAAGCTCTTGAAAAAGGATTTTATCCTGATCCAGAGAAGGGTAAAAAACTAGTAGAAAATCTTGAAGCTAAAATGGTAGTTCTCAAGGAATTGGATAAAGAATGCGGTACAGATTGATTGTTCCAGAAGGATTGTATGAATCTGATACTATTATCGGATTAGTAGTAGAGGTATTAAGGCATCGGTTTGAACATTTGGTCAGACACGGAAAATGGATGGACTAATGATAAGTAAGCTGTTGAATTATCACAGGAAAATTGGAAAATTTGCAACTAGAGTGGTACTCGCTGAGATAGTTCAAATAGTTACTTATACGTGTGTTTTCACAACGGTAATGTTAATGATTACTCATCTGTTGATAGCAGGTGAGTTTGGATTTTGTTGGTGGAGTGCTGAAAGGGGTTGGTTATGGAAGAACTTGATTGGGTAGTGATTGGTGCTTGTGTTATGTGGGGAATCGGTATGATCGGTGTTGGGATTTTAGTTTACAGGTCAGTCTCAAAAGGTGATGATGGTAAAAACTAGAGTAATAACGGGGTGTAGTTCAGTCCGGCAGAACGCCTGCTTTGGGAGCAGGAGGCCGTAGGTTCAAATCCTACCATCCCGATTTTCGTGAGGTGTTTATTATGAATCTAAAAGATAATACGTTGAAGGTAAAGCTAATATTTGAGTTAGATGTAGAGACAGATGATACTATAGAACCAAAGCATGTAGTTAATATCATTGCGGATGAAATTCGTATTAGGAAAAAATATGATGGATTTGAAGTCAGTGGCTTTGAAATGGACTATGAGGTAAGAAAAAATCCAGATATGTGGAAAGTTTGAAAAAAAGTGCATTTAGACTTGACACAGCTAGTGTCAATATGGTATAATATAGTATATTAAACAATTGGAGATTTGAAATGACGTTACAACAACTGATAGATCAATTACAAGAACTGAAGTCAGAACATGGTGAGAACATAGAAGTGAACTTCACGATACCGGCACATGAAGGTTCGTATGAATCAGATTATGGTGCGTCGGAGTTGACGGAATCGGAAGCTTTCCAAATGCCGTGGAAAGGCGAAATGTACAACGTACTGTCTTTAACCTTACAGTAAGGGGTATTTGATGATACGATATATGTTAGGAATGTTGACGATTATAGGTGTCGCCGGTGGTACGGAATGGGGCACCTTGTCTCCAAGTGCAGCTTTTCTCGGCGGAATTTTTGGTTTATGGCTGATGTATTCTCCGATTAAAGATGGAAGTATCTACAAACTGATTAACAATAAAATTCGGTAGGTATATGAGAAAGCGTAGAAAATTGACCAAGAAAAGGTTACAGGAAAAGCGTAATAGAGAACAGATGTTAAAAGCTAGTATCAATCCTGTAACAGGTAAGACATGGGGAAGGAAATAGGTTGATAAACATATGGGGATATAGCTCAGATGGGAGAGCGTTGCCCTTGCACGGCAAAGGTCGCCGGTTCGATCCCGGCTGTCTCCATTATTATGCTGATGTAGCTCAGACGGCAGAGCAGTAGCTTTGTAAGCTTCAGGTCGTCGGTTCGATTCCGACCATCAGCTTTTTCTCAAAAAAAGTTTGAAAAAAATCACTTTTACCCTAAACCTTTTAAACTGCAGAACGTCTAATATAGTGTATATATAAAGGACAAATAGTTTTTGAAACTGAAGAAACGACTCAAGACCATCAAACAGATTGAAAATCTGTCAATCAAGCTGGACTACAACATTTTTGATGTTCTACCTGAAGATGTATTGAAACAGTTGAATCCTAATTTCAGTCGCCCGACAATTGGATTTCAGTATCAACCGTCAACAAATGTTGTTGACAACAATCGAAACAAAATTTGAAGAAAGTTGCATTTAGACTTGACACAGCTACCTCATAAATGGTATAATAGTATTATCAACAATTGGGAGATATGACATTGAGAACTAAAGTAGAGAACAAAATTTTCAAAGATAAGTTGGCTAAACTGATGGCGACAGAGAATCTTACCGTCGAATACGGTGAATTTGAAACCGCGGTATTCAATACTGTTGATCGCGTTCTGTCACTTCCGAACTGGTCACATACATCTAATGATGTTCACAATTTATTAGTAGGTCATGAAGTCAGTCACGCACTAAACACTCCACAATTATCAGATGAATCAGTTTTCACTGATATTGATGAAGATCGCCCTCAGGTAGTCCACACTTATATGAATGTGGTAGAGGATGCACGAATTGAACGTGAGATCAAGACCAAATTTCCTGGGCTGAAGAGATCATTCTTCAACGGCTATAAGACTCTGGTCGAAGAAGATAAATTCGGTATCAATGACCGCGATGTGTCAGAAATGAACCTGATTGACAGAATTAACCTGTTCTTCAAGGTTGGCAATCATGTTCACGTACCGTTCAGTCCAGAAGAAAAGCCCTTTCTGAAATTGGTAGAAAATACCAATAGTTTTGATGATGTGATGGAAGTAGTCAAAAGTATCTACTCTTACGCGAAGACCAAAGCTGAAGATGAAATGAACGAAGCTGAAACTTCTACTGAACACAAAATGATGATTGCCGGTGATGATGATGATTCTACACCAGAATCTAATCCAGCTTCATCTGACATTACTGATTCAGAAAAGGTCGAGATGCCGTCTAATAGTTCTTCTGGTGAAGATGAAGCTGATCTCGGCGATGAGGAAAATTCTTCTGATTCTGATGATACGTCTGGCTCAGGCGGTAATGAAGGTGCGGATGACCAATTAACTGATAAATTGGATTCTGAAACTTCCAATAGTCTGAAGGATTCACTTGATGATCTGGTCGAAAAGGACAATTGGGGCAGTGCTGATGTTCCTAATTATTACTACATTCCAGAAGTCAACTCTGATGATTTTGTGGTAGAATTAAAGGATGTTCACCGTCAGATTGAAGCTTACTATTCCACTGGATACCAGTTTGAAGCTGATGAAATACGTCAGGAATTCACTAAGTTCAAGCGTGATACGTCCAAAGTAGTCAACTACATGGCGAAGGAATTTGAACTCAAGAAAAACGCAGAACAGATGTCAAGAGCGTCGGTTTCCAAAACTGGTGTAATTGATGTCAACAAGCTTCACTCATACAAGTACAATGATGATCTGTTCCGTCGAGTGACTTCAATCCCAGGCGGGAAAAATCATGGTCTGGTGATGTTTGTCGATTGGTCTGGCTCAATGTCCGATTCAATCGGTGCTGTTATCCGTCAATCACTGACACTCGCAATGTTCTGTAAGAAAGTTGACATTCCGTTTAACCTGTATTCCTTTACTGATTCCGGCATCAAGGTTGGTCACATCACACCCGGCGTTCATGAGCCAGATGATGTGGTAGGAAATGAAACTCATTATGGCCATCCGGCGATCAATTACAAGTCTGGTGATATGACCATTTCCAATTTCCGTCTACGTGAACTACTCAACTCCAAGCTGAATAATCGACTATTCGACATCGCGATGTATAACCTGTTCACTATGGCCAAGAATCTGGATGATTCGTACTGGAGAAATGTACCTTATAATGACCAGCTGAATTCGACTCCATTGAACGAAGCTATCATCATCGCCCATGACCTGATTCCAAAATTCCGTTCACATTATAACTTGGAAAAGGTAACCGCGGTCTGGCTGACAGATGGCGACTCTAATTCTAATGATACTAGATATTTCGCGGGTGATGGCGATAATCCCTATACCTATTCATCAACCGAAAGAATTGTCAGTAATCGAACAACCAAACTTCAGTATCCAGCTAGTAACAGATCTGAAATGACCAACGCCCTTCTTGAATCACTGAAAGAAACAACACAGATTGAGACGGTTGGATTTTTCCTAACTGAGAGAAGAGCACAGAATCTAAGGTATAAGATACCCATGACAGAAGAAAATGAAAAGAAACTTAAATCCTTCTATCGTAACAAGTCAGCAGTATTCACAAATGTCCGCGGATACTCGGAATACTATGTACTCAGATCAGGAAAAAAAGATCTGGATACTGACTTTGATACCTTTGATATTGAGAGCGGAATGAAAAAAGGAAAAATCACCACCGCGTTTAAGAAGCATACCAAAGCTCGTTTGACCAATCGAGTAGTATTAACCTCACTGATTGACGTAATATCATAATGAGCAATAAGAAAGAAGCAATTTGCGAAATACTGATCGAGCTGGAGATCACCATTACAAAGGATGACTCCAGCAGAGATCAGGTCGCACAGCTGATACATCAATACATACAGGAAATGAAAAATTTTCCTAATGACTATCCTTTCAAGGTTAATAAGGTATCTGCGGACTATAACTTTACATTACCAGATAGTGATGATGAAACTGATCTGAGTAAGATAAATCTTGAGAAGGTGATAAAGGTCTAATGATATGTGGATAGTAATTGGAATAGAATTTTTGGTGATAATTTTGATCTATACTTACAGATGGGAATTGATAACAGGACTACTCACAATGTGGAGTAAATTCTTAGACAAGCTCTTTAGGTAAAGAGAAAATGACATTAGATTAGGTCAAGGCTCTTATGTCATTTAAAAATCAATAGTCTTGACAATGAGGACAAATTATATGTCAAATGTGAATTACAAAATGGGTATTAAAAAAACTGAGTTAGATGCATCTAACACGAATTGGAATCCAATGGGTATTGTTTTTGGTGGAATGGGAAATGCTTATACCCAATTTAATGAATCTGGTAAAATTACTTATGGAACTGAACTGACAAGACAATTGGGTACTGTAGAAGGATTCAGTGTTGATATAAATCATGAATTATGCTTGTCTATTGGAGAATCTCCTAGTGAAGATTATTCTTTACGAATGTGGGTAGGATGCAGTGACTCTTTTGCACATTTTGGAATATATAATGCACAGTATCAGGATGAACCGACTCCCATTTCTAATAGTAGAGAGAATAAGGATTCACTGAATCCTCCTTATATGTGGAATAGTATTGAATGGTGCGGTGGAGTTTTAGATCAAGGATATACGGATGGAATTTACCGTTATGCTAAAATCTCTGAACAGAAGTCAGTTAGATTTACCCCGACACAATTATATGTTGTCTCAAAGTCAACTAGTAATCGTAGTCAAGCTGGACAATTATCATCGAAAACTTTTACTCCGATAATTGTTGGGATTGACATAGGGAAAAATCCTAATGATCCAGATCGTGATCCTTTTGACCCATTGGGTCTTGGCAGTTAGTAAATTTATTATCAAACAGTGTCACTTTTGGGTGACACTGTTCAATTTTTGTACACTTTTATAAAACCTCAAATAAATATGATCTTGTGATTTCGAGTATACGACGATTTTTTTACGAAAAACTTCAGAAACACCTAAACCTTTTTCTCTCCCATACGTCTAATATGGTGTAAGACATGATAATGGACAATCAGAAGTACCCACTGTTGACAATTATTTTACAACAATCGAAAGAAAGTTTGAAAATAACCTTGACTTTGGGTTGTCCAATATGGTATAATTAGTATTGAAGGGTTGGGAAAGGTTCTCAACCAGTTAGATCGCGAGATATGGAGATTGAAAATATGAGAAGTTTTGTGTGGGTCGAATCAACCACTGATAATGTAGTAGTACGTGTCAAAATGACAGGTCAATTGAGTTTACACTGGACGCGAGTAGACCTAGCGAGCCGTGGGTTGACCACTGATAAGAATTCTGAGTATGTCCTACCATCTGGTGACGTATTTCGATTCAAAAAATAATTGAAAAATAATTGGTCGGATGGGTCATTTAGTCTTGACTTTGACCCATCCAATATGGTATAATATAGTATATTAAACAATTGGAGAAATGACATTGAGTACAGCAAATCAGATTGATAGTTTAGACTTGACCTTTGAGAAAATTTTTGATTCTGGTATTGGAATAGAAAGAGAAGTGATTACTACTGGTGAACTGACTAAGATTTGGCCAAATGGTGGCTATAGTCGCGAACTCGATAGTGCTAAAATTCCGAATCCCAAAACAGGTAGGAATAAAGTAGGTGTTCGGAGATTAGAATGGTCAAAATGGAGTAAGTATTCGTTACATAGCGGCGAAAATGTTGCCACTGCAGAGGCCATCACTACGGTGGTTCCAGAGCCAGTTCCTCAACCTAGCGGCGAATTGGTTGCTGATATGGCTGAAGTCAGTTTTGTTCCTAGTGTTGACAGTACCTATGTCAAATGGGGCCATCATACTAAAGTTGAACAGATTATCAAGTCTGGAATGTTCTATCCTACATTCGTTACTGGACTCTCTGGTAATGGAAAAACTTTCATGATCGAGCAGGTCTGTGCGAAGCTGGAACGTGAATGTGTCCGCGTCAATATCACTATCGAAACTGATGAAGATGATCTGTTGGGTGGATTCAGATTGATCAATGGTGAGACAGTGTTTCACAGAGGCCCTGTGGTCGACGCGATGGAGCGTGGTGCAGTTCTTTTACTAGATGAAATAGACCTCGCGAGTAATAAGATTTTGTGTCTACAGCCAGTGCTAGAGGGCAAGGGTGTGTTCCTCAAAAAAATCAACCAATGGGTCAAACCTGCAAAAGGATTTACAGTCATCGCGACTGCGAACACTAAAGGTAAAGGCTCTGAGACTGGCTCCTTTGTGGGTACTCAGATTCTCAACGAAGCTTTTCTTGAAAGATTCGCAGTGACCTTTGAACAAGCTTACGCGTCACCTACTATCGAAAAGAAAATGCTCCTCAAGCACATGGCTGAAGCTGACGCGATTGATGATGGTTTCGCAGAGAAGCTAAGTCACTGGGCTGAGTCGATTCGTAAGACCTATTATGATGATGGGATTGATGAAATTATCAGTACTCGGCGACTGGTTCACATTGTCAATGCGTTTGGAATTTTCGGCGATAAAATGACAGCCATCAAGCTATGTATCAGTCGGTTCGATGAAGAAACCAAAATTGCGTTTATGGAATTGTATACAGCACATGATGAAACCGTGACCACTGAGAGTACGGTGGAAGATGTTGAAGCAGTCATGACTCCAGCCAGTGACTTCACTCCGTTCTAGTCATGAAGGCGGCTGCCAGTGTCTGATGCGTCGCGGCGTCGGGTGCTACGCGGCCTAGGAGTCACACGACACACTACTAGTTTCGTAAATAGGCGACAATATGGACATTCAAAATTTCACAGAGAGTCACAAATGCACTTAGTACCAAAAGCCAAGGAATCCTACCCATTAACCACAGTCATTGGAATGGGTCTAAGGGTTATCCAAGATGATGACGGAAAATATCTAAGTTCGGACGCAGTTTACCAAACGCAATTATTAAGCACCGGCGAGCAGGTCAAAAAATTATTAGAAAATTTCGGACAGAAGGGAGGCAGCTGGAATCAGTATATTGGAAAGGATCTTTTAATAGAATCCGCAGTGATTATGAAATGGGCTGAGAATTTTTTCTTGACTGATTCCTCAGATTATCAAAGTCGTTGTAAGGAACTTTTTGAGCATCAGCACAGGCAAATAGAGTCTCATGATATTGGAACCATTGTCAGTACTATTCCGATGTATCAGTATTCCTCAGATCTGGATACAAACTGTAAGGATTCTGATTATTTCGGACAGCAATATCAAAGCACAGGAATCCTATTCTTGAAGTTAATCAAAATTAATCAGGACAAAGGGTGGCTAAAATGTCGTAGTCAGGATGGTAATTTATTTTTCTTCTATTTGAAGAATGAAAAAATCGTAGAGCATCAGCTAGAGGTTGGTGATTGTTTCACTCTGGAAGCAAAAGTTAAGGATCACGCCGAGTCTCCTTTTGACAGAGATTTATCAGGGAAAAGGCTACGGGTAACAAGTTTGAATTACGCGAAGGTGGTTAAAAATTATGGAAAACCTAAATAATAATGATACAAGATGTAAGGTCACGTTCATGAATCCTCTGTTGAAGATTGACATCTATGGCTATACGCATCAGCAGACGATGCAGCTGTTGAATACCATTATTCAAGTTGATGACAGTCGATCAGAGAATCCAACGCGGCCGACATTCAGTACTGATTTTGAAATAGCCAGTGCGGAAGAATCAGTAGAGTTCAAGGTAGAAGAAGAGCAGCGGAGATCCAGTGAAGGTACAGGATATAGTACTCCAGAGGGTCGCGGTGGTGAAGGTCTTGGAGTGCTAACGGATGAGGGAAATCCACTGCCCTTTAGTTCTGTTGATTTAAATCGTACGCCAGAAGAATTTACTGGCGAGGATAATCATGGCGAAGGTGGAAATTACGTAACTAGCATAGATGAGGATGCTAAAGAATAATATGGATATTTTGGTTTATGTATTTACTATTTCGGTAGTAGGGGTCATGTCTTATTTGGTAGGAGCTCTGCATGGTGAATTTAATGGAATGGATAAAGTCAGAAAAATTTATGAAAAGAAATAGTAGCAAGGTCTACGCAGCGATGTGGGTATGGGTAGGACTAGGGGTTTCTCTAGTCCTGCTAATGGGTGCAGGTTTAGTAGGAACTTTAATCTGGAGATTGTTAAGTCTATGAAAAATGGTTTTGATAAAGCGTATAGTCTGACTGAAGATAATCGTCTACAGCCGTTGAGTGTGGTCAAGGACGGTAAGGATAAATATATAGAAAAATTAGAGCATGAGATTGAGTTGCTGAAATCTCGATTACGTGCAGTAGAAAATAATCGTAAATTAACAGAGCTCTGGGCGAAGGGTGAGGTGGAAAATTGAAATTAGTAATTGGTGAAGAAGAATTAAATAAGTTGATTCAATTAGGGCGAACTAGTTTTAGTGATTGGATGGATGCTTATGAAAAACTTCAAAAGGAAAATGAAGAATTAAAGAGTAAAATTTTCACTCTTGAAAATAAAGGATTATTACCAGCTGTTGATGGTGAATTAATCACATCAAATGAAACTGAACGAGAAGCTTTAGAACGTCGATGGGCAAATTTGAGGATTGGAGAGTTAGATGGATGATTCAATATTGATGCCGGAACTAGACAAAGCAATTGTGGTGATTAAGAACTATGTGGAAATTCTTGAGAAGAAAGTCATAGAATTAGGAACCGAAAACAAGGATTTGAAAGTTGAATTGCATGACCTACATAATGAAATTGGACTGCTGAAAAAAGAGCCTGAGAAATCTCATACGCCTATAAGAAATCAGTCGAGTCAACAATACGGGCTGGAACTGAATAGAAGAAAAGAAAATGGTGACAAGTCAGTTCTGGAATATATGAGTATCCATAGAGAGTTAGTTACGACAAAAATAAAAATAAGAAAAACTAACCCAAAATTATTTCAAGATTGGGAGAAGAGCTATTCACAGTCATTTTCTGATTATAGTGGTTATTCTTTTGAGGAGCATTTGAAACTAGACACGGATGAAATCAGGAAAGAGCTGAATGATTTGATAGAATATCTAGAAGAAAACGGAGAGTGGACATAATGGGTAATTTTGTTAGGAAGGGTACGGTTGGTCGAAAGTTGAAAACAGGAGATTTGGATGTCCACACTGGCTTAAGGTATCGAAAAAAAACTTCAGCTAGACCTAAACCTTTATCAGGCTGGAAACGTCTAATAGGTGTAGTTATTGATTGGATGCGTAAAAGGAGATAATGATGAAGTCGAAACGAAGAACAACTAATATTGGTCGTAATGGTGTTGCAGTAGATCCAACTAGAAAAAATGAATTTGATGACAAACGAGAGGTCAAGCTCTTTCGTGATTTTTTGGGTAAACCTGATGTTAGAGATTATTTGAAAGAAAGTAGTGGTGTTGAAACTGGTGGAAAGTTAAAAGAATTTAGAACTTTTCTGTCTAAGAATAATAAGAAAAATTTTGGTTGGACTGGCAGACATTTTTTAAAAAAACCTTCAGAATTTTTAAATTTGGAAGATGCACCTAGTAATTTACTTAATAATGCCGGTAAGTTAATGTGGGAAAAAGGTAAGCGACAGAAACCTGATATTGAAATGGTCTTTGAAAGCGGGAATGCTTTAATTGTAGATGTAGAGAGATTTAAAGGTGGTGGTAGAAATTCTCGTTACGATGGGGATGGGAATGAAATTTTTAATGCTTGGTGTCGCAAAATGAAATATTTACGTGACAATCCTGAGAAATTTTTCTATGTTTCTTTTAATAAAGAAAATAGAATGTCAATTATTAATGGTTCTATTCTTGTTGATATTGAGGATAGGTATATTGAACTGAATGGAAGGGATTGGGTAAGGCAGGTTCCAGTAGAGAGGGTGAAAAGATTTTACGTTTAATGGTTTGGAGATTTTTACACTGGTGTTTTGGAGCAGCTGGGGTAGTATGTGCTTGGGTAATGATGGGTTACTTAGGGATAGTCAGTCTGTTCTTTCCAGAGTATGTAGATAAATATTTAGAAAAAGTTAGACAAGATTGGGAGAATGATTGATATGGTTTTAGAAACAATGTTATTCGCGTTACACATGGAAATGACGGAAGCAGATAAGAAGCACTATAGTCCTGTTACCAGAGATGAGCATCTTTTTCGACCATTGGGATATAAAACTCCTGAATCACTTCCCAAGTGGAAGCTTCTTGGTACTAAGGTGGTAGGAAAAGACGCATTGACAGGAACATGGGCTTATATGTCAAGGTCTAATGATTGGGGAGTGGTGACAGTCATTAAAGAGGGAGTAGAATTTGCAGGAAGTACGGTCAAGGAAATTACCAATCGTAAGGTGGTAATGGAAAATGGTGATGTCTATGAGCAAAGGTCGGTCGAATTTTTGGGGAATGAAAAGGGAAGAGCTAGAGGAGTACTCAGAGAGGGTTCAGGCGGAACTGAACGCACTGAAAATCAAGTACGCGAAGGTGGTCAATCTGAACGTACAAATCGTGGAACAGCTGAAACGTCAGGTCGAAATGGCCGACGAAATGCGTCGTCTGCTCAAAGAGAAAGATGGCAAAAAAGAGCAGGAGAATTTGAGAAAGCCTCACCAGAAGAACAATTACGCATGATTGAACAATTCCGAAGTCAGCGTGGTGGTAGAGGTCGTAGATAATATGAAACAGGAAAAGGGATTATTATATTATTTATATTTGTGTTCATGGGAACGTGATGTTAGAAAATCCAAAAAGGATTTTAAGGGTGAATATTCTGAATTATTAGCTGCGGGTAGGAAGAAGGAGTTCCCTACACACGAAGATTTTTTGGCAGCTATAGCACATAATCGTCAAGTTGCGATTGAGAAATGTGGGTTTGATAAAAGGTTATTGAATAAATTTCAGAAAAATGGAATAACTACAATGGGCCAGGTTAGAGAACTTCAAGAAAGAGATGATTATCATGCTTTGGATTATACTCGTAAACAGAAGGAGAGTATAGGATCATTTGTTTATGACACTCATTTAGATTATGAAGAAAGGAAATAAAAATGGTTACTGAAAGTTATTATTGGATGGTTGGTATAGGTCTAATAACTATTTTAGGTCTGTGCATCACTATCTGTGGCTAGTTAAAGGAGCAGCATTATGGGAATGTTTGACTATGTTTATTACATTAAAGAATTACCAAAAGAATTTCCAGATTTAGAAAACGAAAATGAAACTTTCGTGGTTACTATTGACTATAGCAATGAAGTTTTTCAGACCAAAAGTTTGGACAAGCTATTGGAATATTATCGCGTGACTCCTAACGGAGAAATGTTGAGAATGGTTAATGATGAATATATTCGATGGCCCTATAGTGGATTGCTAAATTTCTATACCACAGTAGAGGATGAGGTTGAGCTAATTGAAAGGCATGAGCTGATGATGACTGCAGTCAGGTCTTATTATTGGATTGAGTTTGAAAGCTTATTTAGTAAGGGTGAACTTTTATGGACAGAACCAAAAATTCTGGAGCATAGAGAGACTGAAGATTTATATAAGGTGGATGTATAATGGAACAAGCTTTGACTGCATTTTACATTTCATTATTCATGATGATGGGTAGTGCATTGTTTGTATTTGTTTGGGATGCATTGGATAATGACAAGGAAAAGAAATGGAAGATTGACTTAGGAGAAAAATTACATCAGGAAATAGTTGATTCTCTTGGTTCAGATAATAATGATGAAATTAAGGAGTTTATCAGAAGGGCGGTAGGTACTTATCTGAAGGATTAGTAATGGAAAATAAGTATGTGATGGGGTTTTGGGTATGGGTTTTGATTATGATGTTAGCAATGCTAGCTATGGGATGCGGAACTGAATATGAGAAGGGTTGGGCATGGGGAGTGGTGACAGAAGATGGAATGGAATCAGGTAAGCTGATTTGGAAGAATAAAGAAGTCAGAGTAGACAGTGTGGAAAAAACGGCATATGGTGATGATATACTAATTCCTGATAACGCTCATAAGTTATGTAAGAATAAGCATTATCATGATCCTTATACCAAGTTTGAGTATTGTCTACCTGACAATTTTCGCAATATGAATACTTTACATTTATATCGCGTTACACGAAAATAACCTTGACTTTACCATAGTTAATATGGTATAATATAGTATTACGAAAAATTGAGGAAGAAAAGAATTATGAAGCAATATATCGACGCTACACCAGAACAAGTTAATTCCGCTAGAGAGTATTTAGATAGTCGTCCTGCATCGTTGGGAAAAGTTAATGTGATGGAACTAGTAACTGAAGCTGGAGTCACAAATACTTTGGATGCTAAGGAAATGGTTCTGGATTGGTTGAATGATCAGTTATTTGATGTGGTGGTGCCTAGTTATGAAAGAATCAAAGAAATTGTCAAGACAGAAGATCAGTAACGATCTTTACGATTATTATCATGGATTGGAATTAAGACAGAGGTTCAATAGTAATGACAAAACGAAATCGGAAGTATACCAGTGTTCGCAGTCGAGAAAAGAAAGAGCAACTCAAGACGAGACATCAAATGGCTCCCGAAGGAAAAGTTATTATTCCTAAGCATAAACGGAAAACTCGCTCAGCTGAGCGACAGCAATGGATAAAGGAACATGCCGATCTACGCATATAGGTGTAAATCCTGTGGTTATGAATTTAGTGAACAGCAGACAGTGGATGATAGATACAAACCAAAAGAAAGTGCCTGTCCAGAGTGTAAAAACTCTGGGCATATTATTCTGCGGTTGGGTACTCCTTCAGTCAAGTTTGTTGGATCTGGTTTTTATGAGAATGATTATAAGAAAAAGAAAAAATGATGGATGGAATTTTTGGAGCAATTCTTACAGTTTCTTTTAGTGGTGCGTATATACCACAAATAATAAAGATGATTAGATACAGGAGTTCTAAAGATGTAAGTTTGGTAATGTTGATTATTAACGCGATAGGATATTGGTGTGGTCTAATATATGTTTTGCTTAAAGGGGTTGATGCAATCTGGTTGACTCTTAATTATTCATTAGGTTTTGTAATGACCTTTTTATGTATGTTTGTTTGGTTTATTTATAAGGATAGTCGAGGAAGCTGATGAAAGAAAATTTAGATACTCTTTACAGTATTGATACTAGAGATAAGGTTCGTCATTGGTCGATTTTTGTTAATGGTGATTCCTACCACACTGAGTCTGGTCTAGTTGGCGATGAGTATAAAGTAACTAAAACGAAGCCTAAGAGGATTTCCGAGAAAAATGTTGGTAAGGTCAATTACAAAACAGCAGAGGAACAAGCTCAGATAGAAGCTCGTCGGGTTTGGGATGATCGGTATGAACGTGGACATAGGATTTCGGTCGAGGCTGCTAGAAGTGTGGTCGGCGAACCAAAAAAGTTTTTCCAGCCGATGCTAGCTGAGAAGTATAGCGAGAAGATGGTTGAAGATAATTTACCTGTTATGGTTCAGCCGAAGTTGGATGGAATTAGATGTATTGTTCGCAGGGAATCCAGTAGACTTGTAGCACGATCTCGGAATGGTAAAGAGTTTGATACATTGGTCTGTATGATGGATGAACTAGAACCGTTGTTTAAAAAATATCCTAATCTGATTCTGGATGGTGAACTTTACAATCATGACTACAAAGAGAATTTCAATAAGATAATTTCACTGGTACGAAAAAAGAAGCCTACTAGTTGTGATCAGGATTGGTTAGATACTATAGACGAAGCTAGAGAGAAGCTCCAGTATCACGTCTATGATATTCCACAGGTCAATGGGCCAGAGGATTCGGATACAGAATATTGGACACGTACTGTTGAGTTTGTACATCAGCTAAAGGAAAAGGAACTTTGGCCTGATTGTTTAAAGTTAGTTCAAACTTGGTGGTGTATTGATACAGAAAGAGTATCACAAGTATACAATAGTCATGTTACTAAGGGCTATGAAGGTTCGATGGTTCGTCTAAATAGAGGATATGAGTCAAGTCGATCTAAGTCGCTTCTCAAGTATAAGGAATTCCAAGACGCTGAATATTTGGTAATTGGAATAGACGAAGGGTCTGGTAATAGAACAGGTACTGCTAAGCATTTGGTCTGTAAGGATGTAGATACGGGCAAGGTGTTCAACAGTAATATTAAAGGAACTTTTGAGTGGTATACAGAGTTGCTGGAAAATAAGGAAGACTATATTGGTAAGATGGTAACTATACAGTTTGCTAATCTGACTCCAGATGGTATTCCTAGATTTCCTTTTGCTCTAGCCTTTAGGGATTATGAATAATGGAAGTTACATTAATTGAAAAGATGGGTACGGACTTAACCGTAGTCAACGCAGCGAGAGTGAGTTTTGGAAAAAAGAAAACGAAGTTTACTAAACAGGATTCTAAGCTTATTGATTATCTGGCCACTCATAATCATTGGACTCCTTTCGGCCATTGCAGTCTTCAGTTTCATTGCGAGGCTCCTGTATTTGTAGCTAGACAATTGGTCAAGCATCAGGTGGGGTTGGTCTGGAATGAGGTTTCACGTAGGTATGTGGATTCTGAGCCGGAGTTCTATCATCCAGAGGAATGGAGATTGAGAGCTGAGAATAAGAAGCAGGGAAGTAGTGATGATGTATGGGAAGGTGATATTAAGACTGATCCTAGTATTGCTTACCAGAATATATGTGATCAAGCAAAAGGAAAATATTTACATTGGGTTAATACTTTGAATATATGTCCTGAGCAAGCACGAATGGTATTACCACAATCCATGATGACAGAATGGTATTGGTCTGGTACACTGATGGCTTTTGCGAGGGTTTGTAATCTAAGGTGCAAACCTGATACACAGCAGGAAACAAGAATCCTAGCTAATAAAATAGATTTGTTATGTAAGGATGAATTTCCTGTATCGTGGAAGGCATTACGGAAATGAGCGATGATATTAGACACCATACAGATTATGTTAGTGAGCAACAAGTCGTGTTTAAATGTACCTTTACCTATTTCGACATATTTACCAATATGCCTTTGCAGTGGTATGTTCAGAATGTTTACGATAGTGTCAATCGTAAGGGATATACGATTCCTTATAGAGATGTGCAGCAGTGGGTGGGTTACTTTCTCAAAGATGAAATAGATTTTTGTGAGCATTGTTATGGAACAGGAAAAAAATAAATTGACAGAAGATCTAAAGAATACGGTTGAATCTGATCATGAACTGATACTTCTGCTCAAAAAGGAAATAGAGGAGCTTACTTCACATGCAATAGATGTAGAGGATAGACTTGAAGTCTCACAGGAAAATTATCGGGATTCCTCTGAGCAGTTAGCTCTACATGAAAAGTTGTCTGCACAGCATGGAATATTGAAATGGATATTTTTTGGCGTGATTGGGTTGGTTATGATGATGGGGATGTTGGTGTTTTGGGGATGGCATACCAAACAGACAACCATAGAAAGAGAGATGGCGTTCTTTGAGCGTATTCTCTTGGTTCTGATCGGCATCGTTGGTGGTGCGGTCAGTAGTTTCTTTGACATTAGAAACTTTACTATTAACACTAGAAATGGAAATGGGAATGGATCTTCTGATAAAAAGGGTGGGTCACCTGTTAAAGATACGGATTGATAAATACTATTACAATACAAGGAGAAGAAATATGATACTACCAGATGAACCTGAGCCTCCTGACGACTATTATAAAGTCAAAAAGGAGTGGTTCAGTAGAAGGGTTAAGATGTATGTTGTACGGAAAAGATCTGATAACGTTTTTGTTACTGCAATGCAGAGTAAGCCACTAGCATTAGATTGGATAGATAGACATAATCAACGAAGAAGGCGGAGATGATGCGAGTAGAGAAGGTGGATAAAGTTAGATGGATTTGGCCATGGCCAAAGAAAGTGAAACCTGTAGTACAGTCTAAAAAGACTGATAATAAGAAAACCGAAAAAGAGTTTAGACAATTTTTAATTAATGAGTTGAGGTAAATATATTATGGCAAGAATGCGTAGTCGAATTAAGGCGTTGAGTGGTTTGGGTTCTGGATTGACTGATGGTGTAGTGGAAAAGGTAATGGATTCTATTCTCGGTGATGATGGTATACTGGATGATGTAGTTGATAAGGTTATAGATCCAGTGATTGAAGCTATTCGCCAGAGTTCTTTGGTAGATGATATTATTGAGGAAGTTACAGAAGCGGTGATAGAAGAAATCGTGGAAGCTTTAACTGGCAGAGAAGTTGATATAGAACTTGGAGATGATGAAGATGATGAAGAGCGAATTCTTGATATGAATATCAAGACAGAAGATTTAGATGATGAGGAATTTGGAATAGAGTAATGCCTTATTACGATTATAAATGTAAAAGCTGTGGTGAGGTTTACTTGGATCGGCAATATTCTATTGCCGATCGTCTTAAGCCTACTGAACAGGCTTGTTCTAATTGTGACGAGCTCACTATCATCCTGATGGTAGGAGCTCCCGCAATTGGGGATGTGGTACGATTAGGTCTGAAGAAACCTGACCCAGCTTTTCAAAATCATTTGAAGAATATAACCAGAGGTATGCCGGGTGCTGAAAAGGATGTTCGGTATACTGAGAATATAACAGAGGTATAGTATGAGTAGTGAAAAATTGACTGAATTTGATGACATCATTAAGGTGGTCTTAAAGCACGAGGGTGGATACGTTGACGATCCAGATGATCGTGGCGGGGCTACTAATTGGGGTGTTACTCAAAAGGTCTATGAAGATTATGTCGGCTATTCTTGTAATAAAGAAGAAATTAAGAATATGAATCAGGAAGTGGCGGAGGAAATTTATTTTGAGAAATTCTGGAAGCCGTCTAAGGCGGAGAGACTTCCACCAGAAATTAGACAGACTTATTTTGATATGTGTGTGAATCATGGTCAGGGTGGAGCAGTAAAAATCTTACAACAAGCGTGTAATAATAAACGCAAGCCAGATAATCAGATTGATGTAGATGGTGGTATTGGCCCTAATACTATTCGAGCTGCAGCTAATCTCAAGGATTGGGAACTCCGAGTCGAGAGATCTGGTTTCTATTGGAATTTGGTTTATGATGGAGCTAAGTATACCAAACGTACTAGTCAGGTCAAATTTATTCGGGGATGGATACGTCGATGTTTCGATTTGTAGGCCCTCCTGTAGATATAAAGCCGCTCGAACGTAAAAACATAAATGGCAAACGTCATTATGTGGTTGGTGATGATTACTACCCGTCTGTTACTTCTGTGACGGGTAGCATTCCCGGCAAAGCAGAAGGTCTGGCTAAATGGAGAAAGAGAGTCGGTGAGGAAAAAGCTAATAAAATTTCATCTACGGCTTCACGTAGAGGAACCAAGATGCATGAGATTTGTGAAGCATATCTCAAGGGTGTAGATTACACAGTAAAGGCTTCACCCGATGCGTTAGAAATGTTTGGGTATATTAGGGGTATTCTGGATTCTAAGATTACTGATATTTTTGGATTGGAAGAAAGAATATATTCACATCATTTGAAGTTGGCGGGTACGGTAGACTGTATTGCTGAATGGGATGGCACTCTGTCAGTGATAGATTTTAAAACAAGTCTTAGACCTAAGAAAACAGAATGGGTCGAGGATTACTTTATGCAGGCCTGTGCATATTCTATTATGTGGGAAGAATTGACAGGCATGCCGGTTCCTAGATTGAATTTGGTGTTTTCAATAGTCAACTCAACACCAGAATTGGATTCTCAGATTTTTAGTGATAAGAGAGATAATTGGGTAGATCCATTATTAGATGCTATAGAATATTATAATAAGATAAAAGGTGATTGATATGAATCAAAATGAACTACATGATAAGATCTTATATCCAGTAACCAGAGTAAAAGCTGGTAAAGCTGGTGGCAGTGGTGTGTTGGTATATAGTGAACCAGATCCTAATGATGCTGGTAAGAATATTAATATTGTGCTGACCTGTCAGCACGTTATTGATGGTGCTATTTCAGTAAAGGATGAATGGGATTCACTACTCAAAAGGGAAATTAAAAAGGACATCATGGAAGAAGTTTCAGTAGAAATTTTTGATTATGATGGTTCTAAGATTGCTTCGGCTAATAGTTCACAAGCCGAGATAATCGCCTATGATAAAGGACACGATCTTGCCGCTGTTAAATTACATAATAGTCGTCCACAGGAGCATGTTGCATCAATTTATCCGAAAGACGATATTGATGGTCTGCGATTATTTGATGAGGTATGGACAAGTGGATGTAGCTTGTTACATGATCCATTTTCTAATAAGGGCGAGTTGACATATCTACGTGAAATGATTGACCAGAAATCTTATATCATGTATAATGCTCCTTCCATTTTTGGAAACTCAGGTGGTGGTGTATTTCATGGTAATGGAACATTGCTAGGTTTGTGTTCACGTATTACGAATATTCAGTTAGGGTTCGGGATTGATGTTATGACTTGGATGGGATTTGGTACGCACCCATCGAGGTTGTATGAGTTTTTCGAGCATCATGAATTACAATTTATCTATGATGGTTCGGATTATTACGATGCACAGGAACGTCGCAAGGTACGTCAACGAAAATCACTCCGTCATCTATTCATAGAAGAAAAGGATGCTGATAAGGTTGATGTAGCTGAGCAGTCTTAAAGGAGAAGCTTATGCCGGTATATTTAGATGATAAGGACGCAATTCAAGAAACTGTTAAAAAGTATCTACAGGGTGTGAACTGTAGTGTAGCCGAATTTATGGCTTATATCTATATGGATAAACAAGGTCTATACTTGATTGATGATTCTAGTAACGAATATGACGAATTGATCGAGAAAGTTAAGGCCGAACATCCAAGTCAATCTGATATTACTATTGTTGATGAAATAACAGAAGTTATGGAAAAACAAGAGCGAGAGTATATCAGGGGTTGGATGGATCAAGCTATGAAAATGGATAACCTAAGAAAATCTATAAGAGGTGAATTCGTTGAAGATCTTGAAAAAGAATGTCAAACGGGTGATCTTTCTATTAGTTGCTAGTGTTCTAGTTGGGTGTGTGCCGGTATACCGGCACCACCTAGAACCTATTGATAGTATTATAATACAGGAGCAGATAGAGTATGTCTATATACCAAGATACAGACCACGACCTATGTATCAATGGGCAGGTATATGGTATGATGAGCCGTATAGGTATATACCATATCAAGATAGATGGGGTCGAGTAGCTCCTAGAAAAATTCCCAAAAGACTCTATGATAAAATTGAAAGACAAGCACCAGTAAAACCTATAACACCACGTAGGCCTATAAATGGACGAACGAAGATTAGGCGAAGGGTAAAACGTCGATAATGATATGTCTGAAGAAATTCTCAAGAAACGAATTAAAGAAACCCACGACAGTGAATGGATTAGGTTTAGTGGTCTACATTCACTGTTGGCGATTGCTTTACCTATTTTGAGTGAGTTTGAAGGTGTTGGTGAGAGTGTGTTTATGGTCATGGGCGGAACTGCTGCAGTTACTGTGTTTTCGATATTAATGAAAATAGCCAGAGTTACTTGTGCTGTACAGACTATTTATGCAGAACAAGATGAGATGAATGAAAAAGAACACTCAGAGTATGTAGGTAAAGTTGTGGCAGAGAGACAACGTAGAAAAGAATCAAAATATGCTACTAGTCCACCTGAGGCTAAAGTAGAACCATTGTATATGAGTCCGACAGAATGGCAAGAAGAATTAATGAAAAAAATTAGAGAAAAACGAAATTAAACTAAACCTTTTTAGCTGGCATACGTCTAATATGGTGTATGTATTAAAAGGACAGATAGACTCCCAAGTGTTATTTAACCCAAGCGAGTCTATTGAGGAAAGCCGGCCTTCCGATTAGATATAATTGGTCGGCACGATGTAAATTGGAGATATAGTATGAGTGAAGAACGGTTAGAGGAAATTGAAGTGGATTTGGATGATGATCTTTTTGATAAGATTGTTAGACATTTAGGAACGGATGAGCCAGAAGTAATTTCGGAATGGGTTTCGGAAGTGGTCAAGACAGTGTTTACAGAATATTTGGACAAGGAGATGCAAGATGATTAATACTTATGGTGTAAAGCAAATGAATTCGGTGGACTACTATCGTGTCTTCTTAGAGATTCAAGCTGCTAAACAATCTGAACGTTTGAGTATGAAGACGGAATTAGCAACTCATGAACGTGAGAAGCACATGATCAATGTTCAGATCAAAGAAAATAATAACGTTATGGCTCCAAGAAAATGGGGTTCTAACTTAGATGTGAAAGCATGATGAAAGATGAAAGAGGTAAATTGTATGTTGAGTGGACTAACAGCAAAAACATTGGGTAGGTATCAAGAAGCAACTCGGATGATTGAGGAATCAATGTCAAGGTTGGCGTCAGGAACAGCTGATATTGGTTCAGCTGATAAAATTAAAGTGGGTAGGATCAACAACACTATTCACACCTTACAGACAGCAAACAAGGTAGTCAAACAGAATCAAGATTTGTTAGAAACTGCTTTAGCTGGAACCGATGCTATTACAGCTGTTGTCATTAAGATGAAAGAGGTAGCAGCTGAAGCACAGGATGACCAGTTGACAGCTAATCAACGACAAGCTCTGGTGGATGAATACAATGAACTAGCTAAAGAAATTGATTATGTAGCCAAGAATACTGAATATGATGGTACAGAATTGATTGATGGTTCATTTGGAACTAAGAGCTTTGTTATTGATGGTGTTAATACAGACCAGACTGTCAGTGTTGCGTTGGGTGATCTTACACTGGAAGGTCTGAAGGTTGGTGCTTATACTGATGCTAATAATCAGGCAGTCACAGCATCGGCATTGGATACTGTAGCTAATGCTGAAGATGCAGTTACCAGATTGGAAACAGCTTTGTCTACATTAGAAGGTGAACGGTCTAATCAGTTAGCTAAGATCGAAAGATTTGACTTTACGATTTCTCATATGGAACGTATGATTTCTATGAATGAGGAATCCATATCAAGTATTAATGATTTTGATGAAGCTGCAGAGATGGCTAAGTTGACCAGTTATAGAATCGAACAACAGACAGCTATGGCACTGATGGCACAAGCACAACAGTTATCTGCTAGCGTTTTACAACTTTTACAAGGATGATTTACTATACTATACCGTGTGCTACCTATTGGTTCGATTTTGAAATGGGTAGTGTACGGTATACTTTCAAAGTAGAGATGTATGAAAGAATTGATGACTGAGGAAGAGCAGTTAATGAATCAATTGATTCAAAATAAAAGCAAATTTACTTTTGCAATAGAGAAAATTAGAAAGGATTTTGAAATGTCATATATTGATTCTATAATTTATTATTGTGATGAACATGATATTGAACTTAGCATTGTGGATAGTTTGGTTACACCAAACCTAAAAGAGAAACTTGAAGCAGAAGCAGTTGAGTTGAATTTTCTCCCTAGAGGTGGAGTCTTACCTATTTAATGGATGCATTAGATACCTATGTTGTTTATATGGCTTTGAAACTTCATTTTACGTCTAAAAACTACGATTATTTTCGTAGCAACGGTAGAGTGAAGGTGAATCCAGAGACATTTTATAAACGTAATGATAGGTGGCTTTTCACTAAGATTGGTGAAAAGCATTCGGATGAGGAAGTAGTTGAATACTT